TCCAGTATTCAACACTGATCTCTGAAACACCCAGGATCATACTTACCTCATAGAAGGACATATCCAGAATCTCAAGACATGTTTTTAATACATGAGTAAAATGGTCCTGAGAGATACCCTTAGTCAATGTTTCTGGAGTTTCAACCAGAATCTCGATCTGAGCCTCTAACCCAGCTACTTTGGCTTCTGGTTCTTGTTCTGTCTTGTCCCCAAAAGACTCTCTCTGTACTACCTCTGATCCATAGAGGTCTCCTATCAACCCGTTCACCTCTGCATCCAATCTAATAGCAGCTAGCGCCATCTGGTGAGTGTTCGCCGATTCGTTTGCTGTATCTTCTCCTCTCATAATACAATCAGCCAGGTACTTGTGAATTGCCTTTCGTTCTTCGTGTGTGAGTCCTGCTTCCATTGTTGTTAGCTACTTTCAACAAGATATGCAATATGAGCAAGGAGTGCAGGACTGTTAATGTCTTGATCTTCCCCCCCTCGATACCGTCCCGTGGTCTTGTTTCTGAAATACCAATCGAAGGATCCGTTTTTGAATATAGTAAACGACAAATTAAATATCTTAGTTGTCCAGTATATTTCTAGTCTATCGCAATATATCTCTGCAAAAGGAACCACGATAATTGCTCGCTCTAGGTCGATATGTGGAGCAATACCCGATTGCGGGATCTCCTTTTGCTCATTGGGCATAAAGTAGTCCGTAACAATTAGTGCTGTTGTCAGTTGTTGCTCATTGATCTTATTCTCTGATTCAGATTTGTTGAGATAATCCAACCAGTCCTTCTTGGTGTATGTTTTAGATTCAGTCATGATCATTCTCTGTATCCTATCCAGGGGGGTCTTGGTGGATACGTTGTGACTCTAAGGTGCTCACTAGCACTTGGCCCGCAGGCAGCACACTCAGGAATAGTTCTCTCTACCCAGACATGCCACGATTGACACTGATACACTCTTCTGATTGAGTTGGCGTCATGAATATGACATTTCATGGATGAGCCTCCTCTGGGTATATCTCAATTAGAATTACACCATCAATATCCAAGGAATAATGTACAGCACCACCACCATGTTCCTCTTTGACAAATGGTTCAATCCCGGGGAAATTGCTTGCATCTGGATATAGATTGAGGTCAAGGATGAGTTTAAATGCTTGTACGGCATCTTTTGGATATTTTGTTCTTAGGGTAACTATTTTGTCGAACTTGATTTGGTTGTTCATGTTGTTCCTCTCCATAATGTTTGTTCTGTCTCACCGATAGGTGAATAAAAAGGAAAATTGAGGAAATCTATAATCTATTCCTGAAATGTTCTCCCACTTGCCTGTTCACCAACATTGCAGCTTCATAGCCCTGGTCCAACCCAATCAGATAACCAGACATAAAGCCTTCTCTTTGCCCCTCGTGTAGTTTGACATGACCGTGCTGTTTTGCCGCATGAATGATGCCAGGATCATAGATTTCATCGTCACACAGGAAGCACTTCATGATGGCATCTTGTCTCGGATATTGTTCTTCCATATCTCTCTGTATCCACAGTGCCTACATTGAAATGTAACATGCCCAAGATCAAATAAATCATCTGGCCTGCCTTGCATGACCAATTCGTACCTATGACTCCCGATTAAGCATAACAATTTTCTTAGAAATATCACTCCCTCTCCTTGTTCAGCTCCTTGAGGCACTCCCTGCACGCCGCATTCCACCCGGCATCATAGGCTCCACCGGGTCCGGCTCCGTCCCATCGCGCCATCACCCCCTCCACGATCTCCACCGCTCGCTCGACCCATGCGTCGTGGCGTGCGGCCCTCGCCTCGTCGCGTTGATCTACCAGCCGCCTGATGATGGCTGCTGCCGCCGCAGTGGTCTCGCTCGATGCGAAGATCCCGAGCGCAACGCATTGCTCCAGCGCCAGCAGCACGTCCAACTCCCTCTCCGCCAGTACCCCATTCAACTCGTTGTCGGTCATTGGGTCTCCTTCCTTAGCGCGGCGATGATCCGTGAGCAGGCTGCGTTTTTTCCGATGCTGAAATTGTCCATAAGCGGGGATTTTGGGCGCACCCCCTCCACTATCTCCTCGATCCTCTCCATGGGGATCGAGTCGGATGCGGGCCTCACTTCGGGATAGCAGTCCCCGTGGTGCAGGCCACCCCGCCGACCACAGCGGGGGCACGGGCCACCGATCTTGTAGGGCGTCTCCTCCCACCCCTTGTACTTGAGCGCCCCACGAACGAGCGCCAAGGCTCCGAGTGCGGCATTGATGGCGTCCATCTGCTCAAGAGATTTCCGCAGCACTGCCTCTGACTCCCGTGCGTCGGCCGCGTTGGCATCTAGGTCTGACTTCAGCTTCTCCACCTCGGCCCTCGCCTCGTCGCGATCGGCTACCAGTGCATCGCGGTCACAATCTCGGTCATTGACGGCTGCGCGGAGCGACGTGCTGTACTCCTCGACCAGGGCGCGTAGTCGATCCACCTCATCCTCAGCCTCCACTGCGCGCTTGCACCAGTAGCCTGTTGAACCATCAATGAATTTAATCTCAAGCTCGGCCTGCTGCGCCCTCACCTCCGTCTCGCGGAGATTCACGAGAGTTGCTTCCATCTCCTCCTCGGAAGCCTCGAAAGCCTTTTGGACTGCCGTGTGCTCGTTGAAGCAGGCATCGAACGCATTGCACAAATGGCACTGTCCGCAGTCTACACATTCCGAAAGGCAATGATCCGGTTCGTCGTGCATGAGGAGATCGATATAATCTGCGTTCGTTTTACAGATCCAGCATTCAAATTTTGGTTGTTCGATCGTGAAGAGATCAGCCGTGAAGAGATCAGCACCGCACTCTTTGCAGTACGGACGATCCACTGTGTAGACCGGAGAATGCCCCTCTACGTCGCAATCGTACTGGCTCATTTTATGGGTTCCCTTTTGTCATTAACCCAACAAACTCTTTTACCGTTTCTTGCGTCCCCCTCGTGGCTGCAATCGCCTTGTCCAAAAGAAGCTGGAAAGTGATCTGCACAAAGAGCATTCTGTCGATGTTCTCGTTCATCTTCTTGTGCCCTTCTTCAAGTGCGTCGATTCGCTTGAGTAGATCTGTGATGTCGCTCATTTTATGGATTCCGATACGTGCTTCTGAAAAGACGAATATCTTCTTCGATCATGGCTTTCCTTTGTCTTCGTAGAACTGAATCCTGCCCTGGTTCATGAAAGCGGTCATGGGGTCTCCTTCTTCTCCACCAGCGCACCAATCTCCGCAGCTATCTGCTGTCCACACCCGCAGTCCCGTGAGTACGCGAGAGCCCACTGCACCGCCTCCTTGAGTGCAGCACCCCAGCCCTCAGCCCTCGCCTCCTCCAGGCACAGCGGACAGGTCACTCCGGGGCGAAAGTACACAGCGTGCTCGGCGCAATTCAGCACGTCGTCAGTCATCTCAAACCTCCACTATAAAATGTTTATCAAATTCACGATTCAGACAGTGCGTGTATCCTCTTGGATTGCATACCACCCTTGTTTCTCCAACTAAGTAATCACAATTCCCATGAGTATGTCCGTGGATCCATAATTTAGGTTGTTTGTCCCAAATCAAATCCTCCATGTCGCACAAAAAGAATCTGTTGAGCTGACTTCCCTTGAACCTGGAATCAACGCTCTGTTCTGTCGGTAAATGATGTGTCACAACAATTGTGTCTTTATCTGTGTTCTCATTCAGAAACGTCTCTGCCCTGTCGTTCTGTTCATACACCCAGGGGTCAAATCCAGAAATAACCAAGAAGTCACTTAGCATTCTCTCGTAAAGAATATTTTCGGGGTGCTCTCTGAACCACAAAGAAGTTCCTGCAAACTTCTGACCATTAATCGTAACACACTCATGGTCGAGCCAGTGGAAGTTATCTAGCTTCCTGTTGAGGGCCTCCAGACGGTTGTGAACAATATGTGGGCTAACCCTGTAGTATTCGTGGTTGCCTGTGACATATACCACATGAGGATACAGGACTGCAAACTGCTCAAGCGCAAAGATGAGACCGTAGTCAATAAGTGAAATATCTCCGGCAAGTACGAGCACGTCAACGTCTTGGTCCTTGGGATAGACATCGGCCATGAATGAGTCCGGCCAGTGGTTGTCGAACTCAAAGTGGAGATCACTAAGTATTTGTATCTTCATAGTTGCTGGTATTCGTGATTCACGATCTCAATGATCTTATCAATAAAGTCTTGAGATTGTTTCTTCACTCCTGTTCTGGCTTTGCTGGCTGTGTGTTCGATCTGATCCTTGATACTGCCAACTACAACATTCTTCTTCAATCGCTCTGCGTGTTTTGCGGCATCAACCACACCCTGGACTTTGGTTTCATATGCACTAAGTTCAAGTATGGCTTTATCTTTGAGTGCTGCGGTCTCAGTGTGTTGTTTGTGGGATTCCTCTAGTTCAACCTCAAGTGTGTCTATCTGTTTTTTGGCTGAATCTAGTTTCTCTTGTAGGTCTGTCGCTGAATCTTTTTGTCCGTAATGTTCGTATACTTTGTATACGACATCCGCAGCAGCGGCAATTAAACGCTGCAAATTTAGTTCGTCATAGTCTATGTATCTGCCTCCGTCGCTTAAATAAATAACTTCATTTTTACATCGGGTAGTGCCTTTAAAAACTCGCCCCATTATGTCCAGTGTTTGCTGGATCTTGATCTTATTGAGTTCTTCTTCTGCTTCCTTCTCTCTTTGTTGTCTTTCTAGTTTGATCTGTGAAATCCTCTGTTCCTCCTTTTTCTTGTAGTAATCCGCATCATGGTTCATCAAGTAATCACGGTGGCGCATCTTTACACCTCGCTATGATCTTCGATCAGCTCAAGAACCTTAGACGCGGGGAAATGGGACAACTCGCTCAACACAATATTGAGCACCCCTGACAGTTCAGCGATGTTTAAGTTTACCTTGCCACCTTCTCTCTCTGCCACTCTCTTGGTTAGCGCCGCCTCATTGATCCTGCCGTCACTGCGATAGAGCATTGCTTTGTCCATCTTGTTGTCACTCACCGTGGTCCTCCTTCTTGATGGTTGAACCTTCAAAGTTAATCAATTCCGTAATCTTTGTGTAAATCATTCCTGCACAAGACTCCCAGAACACATGGGCACCAATCACAAGTGGGATACTACCCCGTATTCTCTGCGCAACATCTGCTGCCCGCCTTAGTCCGTCTATTCTTCCTTTAATGTAAGACCCAGGATGCTCCCATCCACATAGATCATGATCATGATTGCATGCTTTATATCTCATGGAGAACTCATGGCCTTTTCCAGTCGTTCTTCTCTAGTTCACTTAGATACCTAAAGAATCTATCAAGCGCAAGACAAAAGGCTATCATTATGGCTATCTTAGCCAGCATAAGGCCACGCACTCCTGAGAGTGTCATATAGCTGTTGATCTAATGTTGTTAATGATTGAATCGTACTGAGTTGTGACTTAGTTAGGTGACTTCTCTTGATCCTGTTCTCAGAAACATTCTGTACCGTAAGAGGTGCTGGATTACGGATATTGAAGGAGTCAATAACTTCTCGCCTAAGACAATATAGCTTTTCGGTTATACCGACAATGCAACAACGCAATACATCGTTGGCCTTCTCTAGCATCATGGCCCTTGTCTTTGGGGTCTGCCTAGAGGTTCTAAAGCGGCAAAATTTCCAATGATCTACATATTTTTCTAGTATGTATCTAAATGGAAGGATAAGAGATCTAAGTTGGTAGTCTTCAATCATTGTTCTACCAGATTTGTCAACAAGGAACTGATCCAAAGACATACCAGACTTCATGCCGAATTTCTTGGCTACATGTGTCCCCCTTGAATATTGATAGTATTGTGAGAGTGCCCTGTCTATCGGATTTCTCAATATTACAATAGGAACAAACTTTTTGCCTTCGTGTTCCCAGCCAAGGACATCTGGAACACCTCCACGAACAATTACAGCAGAAGTATTCCCATCTACTGCCTTTAGTCTTTTGGTGACAGCCGGTTCCCACCCCTTGATGCATTGTCCACCATATGACTGCTCAAGGAATCTAGTGAACGCAGTCCCGCCTGTCTTGGGGACATGCAACAATACCGGTACACGTTTGTCGGTCATGGTGGGTGGAGACTAACAGCAAAAAGTGTTCATGTCAACACGTCACAAACAATCTCAGACATATTGTTTTCAGCTTGACTCAACACACCGAAAAGGTTAATACTATCATCATGAAGTACAGAAACTACGTCCATCGTGACGCCATCGAACGAGACTGGCCGAGCGGCCCTCATGACTCAAACAAGAAGCAACGTTCTAAGTCTGAACGACAAATTGTCAAGAGAGAGATCGGACAATTTGATCCGTTTGATTTATACTGCGAATACTGTGGCCGAAGGCTATGTAATTATGATTGTGACATGCATCTAGATGAAGACATGTATCTAGATGAAAGTGCATGGGCCGATATGTGCCTTGAAATGCTGATAGACAATCCACAAAGCCATAAAGTAGTAGAACAATACTTAATAGTTGACGAAACGGAGAATTAGTAGTAAAATTCAGCTTATTAGTATCCGTATGTTTTGTCCTATTTAGGAGGCTTCAATTTTGGCTATTGAGAACGATACAGACTATCTTCAAAAATCGGGCAAGGAAGAAGCACTCAACTTGCTTGTTGGGTCTAATTCTGCCGTAACGGCTCTTAGGTTTTCTATCGATGACACATATGCCCCCCCGGTAGGCGCCCTGTTCACGTATACGGTTGATCTGGCCTCGTCTCAGATTCCCGCACCTGAACGGCTCAATGGTCCATATAGATACTGGACATTTACCACAGAAGATTTTGGTGGTGGAAGCGCAAACCTTTTAGTGGTTTTTGGCTCGGCAGATAACGCCGCTGCTTCTGCCGCAGCGGCAGATATTGGGGGGGTTGCTGGAACTACACATCTGGAGGTTGATCTTGGGTTTGTCCCCGATGGAATCCCAAGAACATTCTTCTTTAGAGATGGAATTACCAGATGTGACATGTTCACCGTCACCGGGCCCACTGGCGTTATTGTAGAGATCCATTAACAATGGGACATCATCCTTGGCGCAACACCATGCACCCAGGTCCAATCTGGTATACCAATGCGGGGATGGGACACTGGTCGCAATACACTGCTCCCGTCGCATTTGTAGCTGGAACATGGGTTGAGCAAATTGCAGCAGGATCAGTAACACCTATCTCTGGTTCTTTTGCTAGCTTCCCCCATGACGGGGCAGGTGGCAACAAGAATTGGTATTCATTGTCTCACACCGCTGGGTTCGGTGGTGATGAATTCCTACAGTTGCTCAGGGTGCCCAGTGATTATTCCGTAATTGAAGAGATCGACGCTCCATTTGCTGCATTTGACAGTTTGGCACTTTATCGTGGGTTAATGGTCAATGCCGGTATCACAGCGGAACTTATGATCACTGGACTTGCCGCTGATACTGTTTCTGTGAACGCCCACCTTGCGTATACGGCAACACCGTTGACAACAACCTCTCCGACATGGACATCGGTGAATAAGTTTTCGGGAACCACAACGCCAACTGGATTCGTGATTCTTTCACCAATGCTCCCCCTTGTTGGGCATCATCTCGGACAGTCACATATGGCCCTTGCGCAGTCCGAAGTGAGTGGAGACATTGGTATTTACACATGGGACTCTCTCAGCGGAACATCTGAGGTTTTAGAGAACACAATATTAGCTTCCGCTTCTCTCCTGAACCAAGTCTCTGGTGGTGGACTGATTGTAAACGATAGTTTCCTTGCTTTCTCTTTCTACGACAATGATGCTCAAGAATTCGTTGTAGTTGGGAAAGATCCCTCAACCTCGACCGTCCTTTTTGAGAGTCGCTCGGCACAGGCAGGTGGGACTACGGCAAACGGAGTCACCAGGGGATCCGCCAGGGCAAATATTACCGCTACAGTGGCGGCAGAGTGTGAGTTCTACGTTGAGCCCATTGTGTTCCCTGCTGCGCCCAAGACAATGATTGTGACTACAGCCGGTGTCACATCAGAACCCACGCTACCGTCTTTGCCAAAAGGAAGCGGTGATCTTTCAAACAAACAATATGCCATTGTTGATGGTGGTTTGATCTACAGACGAGACACACCCGGGTTCACATATGCACTACAGACTAACGTAGTGGACTCTCCTGTTTTCACTGGTGGTGGTGCAGTTTCCCCAATGGTGGCTGATCGTTCTCTTGACCAATCTGATGGCTCTGCCATTCAGGTTCTCTTGGATGATGGAAGTGTCTGGACCTTTCATCCTTCCTAGTGAGGAGGCATCATGGATCCGCTTTCTCAACTAGGTGTCGGTGGAGTTTTCGCTGTCTTTATCATCAGGGAAGTGTTTAATCTCCTAGATAAACGCAAGACCGCTAATGGTTCTATAGAACCAGATGATTCTATCAAGAAGACTATCTATCAGATATCCAAACAGATAGATGACCTACATGACTGGCACAAGGTTACGGATGAGGATGGAGTCAAGGTGTGGTATGTCAGGCGAAGCCTGGAGACCTCCCTCAAAGATCTGTCTGATAATATTAGAATTCAGACTGAGGTTCTACAGAAGATTCTCCAGACACAAACCAATATGGAGAACAATATGAACAAACTAGAGGCTGATCTGGCTAAACAGGCTGACAACAAATCTGTAAGTTCTGTCTAAGTGTTGGTTATCGTTGGTGATCTTTTCCCTTGACAGAGACTAGACTGACCTGCTAGGGTGGAGGGTGGTAGCGGGGGGATAATAAAAACACATTAACTAAAGATAACTAATAAATAAAGATAACTAAGATTAGTTAAATTAGTTAACTAAGGGGATACAAATTTCGTGCCAATTTCAATATTTGAATACGAACAGAATATATACAATGCTGGTGTCCGTGGATGGTGGATTGGATTCTCTGTTGGTATTATCACAGGATTATTGCTCTCTGTTGTTCTTATGTGACACCTTATGTGACACCACTTGACAAGATAAGATCCAGGTGGTAGGATTCATTCAGTGATTAGCGAGGTATTTGAAAAACAAAGTTGCGGTTGTCACGGCAAGGTTTTTGGGTATAACCTACTGTGAGGGAAGAGTTCCCGTGTGTGTGTGGTTTCTCCTTCCGTTGTTGGTCATGGTGTTTCCTTCGTCGCTTCTCTCCTCGCTCTTTCTGTTTCTCTCACGAATGAACTCACAAAAACCCAACTCTTTTAGCCTAATGACTGCACGAAGTTGTTATATTTCATCCGTCAAAATCCTTGTCCCAAAGGGTCGTGCCCCGCTATACGGCTCGGAATCAGGATGAAACACGGGGGTTCGTCTAATGGTAAGACCGTGGGAAACAACCCATGTTGCAGGTTCGAGTCCTGCACCCCAGACCATTGCCCTCATGGATTATTCGGTGTGTAAACCATGAGTATTTCACATTCAAGTAAGATCTTGCAGGGTCGAGCCTCTGGGTGTGGTGTCGGTCAGCACCGGCCCAATCTTTTTAGTGGCTGCAATCACAATGATAGAAGGTTGGGCATTGTAGGGTAGTGTGGAGGGGGGTCCAGTAAATGAGACTGGATCACGCCAGGGGCGAGGATTGGGCCGCCTGGTTGACCCCTGTAGCTCAGTCGGGAGAGCCGTCAGTTCTGGGTCGGAGGTTCGAGTCCTCCCAGGGGGCCATTATGAATATAAAACAAGAACTCAGAAGAGTAGTTGAAAGAATGTTGAATACCCCCAGTTGGGAATCAGATGATTTCAATACTGGGTGGGTTGCGGCTTGTGAAGAATTACTCATAGCTATGGACGGCGAAGGGGATTTTGTAGACATTAATCAGATGATCGCAGACAAAGAAAGCGATGGCGTATGATTCTTGCGTTAATCGCAATCGCTGATGTATACGTGATTGTATGGATGGTCCACGAGTTGAGATATTGTTGGAGGGGGAATGACTAACTTTATTATTGGCCTTGTGGTTCTGGCCGTGTGGGGCCCGTTCTGTCACTATTTCGTCTTTGATTGGGGCCACAAGAAACGGAGTATGAAGTATGATTGGTATTCCGAAGATGAAGATAGTCAACATGTATTCTGTGGGGGAGACAAAGTACCTGATCATAAGATGCCCTAAGTGTGGCATGAGGTTTGGACACCCCGAGAACAGATTTAGTGTTGAATGCCCCAGGGTGGGTTGCATAAATGTTGATGGCCTGGTAAACATCAGAGATCGTTTTAGGGTTGCTGATCTTGAATCTACATGCAGAACGATAATTGGTTCTTCAAACTTCGCTAATAAATGGAGTCAGATAAAATGGACACCGCAGGGCTAGCCGTTGAGATGATGGAGTCAGGTAAATTTGATAGACCTGAGATTTATGTTGCCAAGTTCCAGGCAGCCATTGATACAATCCAGCAACAGACCGCTAAGGCTGTAGCCAATAAGTACAATGGTCAGGTCATGGCATTAGATGAGAAGATCAAGAAACTTTGTGTGGCCTCTAAGAATGTGTGCATTCATTATATCAATGATGGCACCCGCAATGATGATGCTGGGTATAACGATGGTGGATGTTCTGGCCCTTGTGTGAGTTTTGGCTCTGACACTCAGTTGCAGGAATTTGAAGACAAGATTGAGAAGATCGTAGGCGTGCTGGAACAGGAGTTTGGCATCACATTTCCTGAGATTTACGCCGGGGATTAATTTTGTTATACTGCCCATATGGGTGCAATTACTTTCTTCCTCTATTTGAACATTTTTGCTATGGTCTTCGGTCTTGGCTGTGGCCTGTTGGAGTTCAAACAAAGGTTGGCCTATCGTGAGGATAACGCATTTATAAAGTCACTTGGGCTGTCATGTGCATACATGATGTCGTCAATGGTCATTATCAATGCAATCAGAATTGTTATAGCGTTGATGTTTTAGTATGAAACGCTCTACTGTATTATTCCTGGCAAAGAACAGGTTTGCATTTACACAGGCATCTCTGCTATCCGTGCTGAGATACACCAATCCAGAATTGACAGAGAGAGTTGTCTTGGTCGATGGTGGATCCGAAGATGGGACAAAGGAATTCTTGCGTGATATTTGTACTATATATGACGGGCCACACATCCTTGAGTTTGTCGCGGGTCAGGTCGGGCATGTCTGCGATTGTTTCAAATACGTTGTCCCTAGTTGTGGCACCGATTTCCTGGCTAAGATTGACAACGATGTCGTTGTGCCACCTTATTGGATGGATCATTGTGTTGAGATTCTCGATGGCAATCCAAAGATTTCATTTCTTGGGACTGTTGCTAGGGACTCCAAGCCGTTTGATGCCTCAGATGAGGCAGAGAGGTCTACTATTGGGGTCAAGAATATTGGAGGAGTTGGATTATTCAGAACCAAACCATTTAAGAGGACCATGCCGAAGGGAGCAAACAAATACTTTGGGTTCCAGGGGTTCCAGTCTCAATCAGGTGGCGGGTGCGCATGGGTCCACCCAAACATGAGGTGCTTTTTGCTGGACAAGGTTCCTGTTGAGCCATGGAGGGGGCTGACTAAGAATTACATTAGCAAGGGGTATCAACGGAGTTGGCAGCCATACAAGAAGGATCCCGATTTTTGGTCATGGTTCCTTGATGATAATTTTGTTGATGATTATATCTCAGAAGAGGCAATGGAATAATGAGCAAAATCCAAGTGGCAGATGAGCCTTGGTGGACTCCCGGGGCTATTAAGCTGATTGAGGATCATTTGTGTAATGTTCCCGATCCTGGCGCTGACATCCTTGAGTTTGGTTGTGGCGGTTCTACGGTTTGGCTCTCTCGTCTTTGTGCGTCGTTGATCTCTGTAGACCACAACCAAGAGTGGGTGGATGCAGTCAACCAAAAGATCGGAGACCTTGAGCCACTGATTGATGTGTACAAGAGAGATAGGCCGTATCACACGGTGTGCGACAAGATGAAGGGTGATTTTGATCTGGTCTGCGTGGACGGGAGAGACCGGATACAATGTGTTCAAGCGTCTAAGGCGCTGGTTCGGCCTGGTGGGATTCTTCTCTTGGACAACTCAGAACGAGAGAAGTACAAGCCTATTTTCAGTATGTTAAAAACATGGCATAGAATTGAAACTAGCTGGAATTACTTCCATCATCTCAAACAGAAAAGGATTGGATGGTCAACAACAATGTGGATGAAACCATGAATATTGTACCAGGCGAGGAAATTCGTGAGGTGGATGTTTACGGAAAGACATTCACTGTCTTGGCTAAAAATAAGTGGTTCTGGGATCGTGTAGAGAAACGAGTATGGGAACCAGAGACGTTCAAGATTCTCGACCAGTATCTTACCAGAGAGGTTTACTATCTTGATGTTGGTGCCTGGATTGGTCCCACTGCCATGTTCGCGGCAACATTGGCCGGTCATGTTTGTTGTGTTGAACCTGATCCGGTAGCAAGGGCAATCCTGACTAAGAACATGTATATGAACGGGCGCCGTCATAAATTTGATTATGACATCATCCATGGGGCCATTTGCCCTAATAGAGCAACTGTAGTGGTCAAAGCCAGGGGTGCTCTTGGCAACAGTATGACTTCGATATATGGATCTGGCGAAGGCAGAGTAGTCGATGCATACACAATCCAAAGATTAGGCACCGGACCCGACAATCTATTTGTTAAGATGGACACAGAGGGGGCAGAAGCAGAGATTATCCCCGGGGAAATTCAGTTTCTTTGTGACAATAAAGTTACCGTATACTTGTCTCTGCACTGGGACGTGATCCCCGCTGCCAAGCACAAAGGGCTGATTGAGGCCATGTACAAGATGCGAGTGGAGGATGTTCACGGAAACAATATCCCTGTGAAAGATATCTTGAATTATCGAACCGTAATGCTACTTCCTGGTTGACAAATAATTACGTTCTGTGATAGGAGTACACCATGAACATAAAGACCCCCAAGAGGTATTTCATTAACATTGACGGTGATCTTGTCCAGGTCCCGCGCTCTGAATACTACCTTAGTCTGTTGAGCTTCAAGAAGAAGAAACGTAAGAAGAACAACAAGGAGGACCAATAACTTGGCTACCTACCACACTATGATTCAGGTCATGAAAACTCTTGAGCTTTTTGGTAAGTGTCAGATTATTGAGCCTGGTGTAATCGAGGTTCGCGACATTGACAGAATTGCAATTGTACCAAAATACAGATTGGCTATTGGCGAGATCGAGGAATGCGCACCACATTTGCTTGGTGACACGATTAATGGAGCGCACGAGGAAGACCCAACCCAACTTCTTTCGGATCTTGCGCAGAACAACAAGAACTTTATTGAGAATACCAAACCATTTTCTCACGCTATTTCCATGTCCCTCCTGTGGGTGCTGTGGTTCTATGATCATCTCACGATGGACAACAGACAATACGGATCCACACCTGTTGTCTATTCTAGGCCAAGATGGACAAAGATAGCCCACGATCATGAAGATTCAGATGTACTGACTCCGACCGATGTTTACGATTCTGATTGTGGGTTGGATATATCTGATACGAAAAATCTTCCAATCTATGCATCGCACAGGGATATATTAACCCTGTCTTGTGCAAACTTGGCACACCTCAAGGTTCAAAGAAATGAAGAGGGTTTAAGTGGAACAACCAGTCTTGATGAAATGTTTGCGTATGGATTTTGTCTTGCAAACAACATGGATGCGATATTAGAGTGTAGAGAAATTGTCTGTCACACAGATGGACTGGATATTGTTTTTAGGGGAACTGTATTTCATTAAACAAGAGAGGGAGTATGAGCGGAAATTATCACGATCCAGTCAATCATCCGTCACATTACTGTGATCATCCATCTGGTGTGGAGTGTATTGAGATTACCGAACACATGAGCTTTAATCTAGGAAACGCAGTTAAGTACCTATGGAGGGCGGGGAACAAAGATCCTGGCAAGAAAGAACAGGATCTCAAGAAGGCCATGTGGTATATTGATCGCGAGATCGGTAGAGAAGGAACCGTGAACGACCTAGCAATTGATATTGAAACAGTCATGGAGATGTTCCCTAGCATTGTCGAAGATATTGATGAGTGTGATGTTCCACCTGAATGGCTCGATCCAGACGCTGGGAAGATTAAACCATCAAGTTACACACAGGTGTCGATGGTCAAAGACCCACCGAATGATTGTAAAAAGAAAGATACTGATGTCCCGGTAACGTGTTTGTATGACGACTATATCCCGACTAGTGAGACTGTTGGATCAACCACCAAGAAATATAATCAGATGAGAGCATCTGATCTTTTACCCAGCCAGGCACGTAAAAACGTGACACTTGCAGGAGCCTAATTTGAATTATTCTAGACTAGACAATGTTGTACGGTTGTTTGTCCATTACCTTAATAGATTCCCTAATAAGTTTGCTATTGAGAATTACGTCTACAAGACAGACAAGTCAATTGGACAGATCGAGCAAGAAATCAAGAACTCCTCAGAGAGGAAGGAGATCATCAAGGGCTGGTATGTTGAATTTCTTGGAAGGAACAACAAGCCAACCGACAAGGGGATTTATTCACACATACAATCCGGTGCTTCTTATTCGGAACACAAGATAAGTTTTATTAATGCGGCGGAAAGAAGCAAAAGGATAGTGATTCCGGCACTCAATGATTTGTTTGATGCATATGATTATAGCAACGATCTTGTGCTAGCGTGTACTTCTTCGGAGATCGATGCCGCTGAACTTAGGCAGGGCATCGACTCTGTAACCAAGATTGTTGACGATACTAACGCGGGCGCACCAACCCTGCCTCCCACTCCGAGTCCAGACAGTCCAATGAAATTGGGGATTCGCGGTGAAGGGATCCTGAATGGTACAGATTTGATTAATGGACTCCTGGTTGGGATCGGGCATTATACATTTTTGTCCAATCCACAGAATCACGTTAAGTCCGTTAATGATATTGCTAGTTATGGATTCAATCTATTGAGGGTGTTTTCTAGCCTCCCAAGGAACCCCGAATATTTACCCGGGGCTTGGTGGATTTCTCCATGGGAAGATCCAGATAGATATTTTAGGATTCTCAATGAGACACTATCAGAGTGCAAGAAAAACAGGATTCGACTCCTGTACTGTTTCTTTGATGAAGTTACCAGGACAGATAATGTGAACTTTGACAGGGCCGAAAATACATGGAACGGCAACTCACCATCAAGATCGGAAGCGGTGTCAATTATTGATTATCTTGCTGAATCTTTCCCGGCATCTAATGCAGATGCTTTTTTGCCGGAACTGATGAACGAGCCCCCAGGAGATATGAATACTTGGGACTCTAGTTGGAATTCGTTTCTTGTGAATCATTTGTCCAAGGTTACAAGCAACCCAGTTAGTATTGATTACGAAAACCCAGGAGTGGGAACGGTTCTATGGGAGCACGTCCATCCCGGGTATCATAGTAATGGCGGGCTTACCAGAAACGGCACCAAAGATGTTCTTGATACGCTGAATCGTTGGAGATATCGCTATGCAGAACGCAATTCAGCAGTCCATGTTGGCATCAGCACAGATGGCGTACGAGAAGATCGCATATGGGACACAGAAGAGTTCGCCAGGATGATTACTGGTGAAGGGTTTTCTTGTGAATTGATGATGTCATATCGAGCACCAGAGCGATGGAACGATAACGACAAGAGGATTGTTGAGAGATTTGCAAGGGGGGCGGGACTCTAAGATGAGTGACTTCTGGATTCAAACGATGTCGGGCCGCAAGGTGTGCCTGGACAATATTGATCCATCAACCATTGACGAGATGGATATAGCTCATTCGTTAAGTATGCAGTCTAGGTTCAACGGCCACTGTTTGCGGCAGTACAACATTGCACAGCACAGTCTGTTGGTGTATGAGCTAGTCAAGAAGGCCATCGACTACCCCAAGAGGTTCCCACCTCTTACTGGGGCAGACATTGCCCATGAGATTACCGAACTACAGATCATGCTAGGGGCGCTGCTTCATGACAGTTCAGAGGCATATACTGGGGATATTGTTAATCCATTAAAGAGATTCATCAGAAGCAAAACAACTGCATTTGATGACCTAGAAGAAGACATCACCAAAGTAATCTTTACGAAGTATGATTGTGTAACGACATATTCTCTGGGCCTAATCCATCCTTTGATAAAAGACTGCGACAGAGAGGCCCTAGCTATTGAGAAGAAGTATCTAATGATCCCGATTGCTGACATTTGGGGTAAGTTGCCGAACGTAGACTCCCATCCTCCCATTGATTGCCTATCTCCTGAGAGCGCCAAACACGAGTTTATAAAGGTGTTCAGCCATCTTAGGTCACAAATTAAACTAATGAGAACCATTGATGCCCGTTAACTCGCTCCCATATCCAGAAGAATTTGAGAGAATGGTATACGCCAGAGAGGTGGAACCATCCTACTCTGCCATCGCCAGAAGGTTTGGGGTGAGTCGGGCGTGGGCCAGTAAGTATTACAACAAACAGGGTGTAGACATCCAGACACTCAAGAGGTCTAGGCAGATCACCATCAGCAGATGCGATTGTATTTCTGTCATATCTTCGGGTAAGACGATTAAAGCTGGGGCCGAAACATTTGGGCTGAGTCCATCTCAATATAAGCGCTCCCTAAGAGAACATGGATTGACACAAAGGAAGAGGTTAGATATTCTCAGAGAGATCCACAAGAGACAGGCCAACGAGGAATATCTTTATTTGTGCGACAAGGCCGGTAGGAATCTGTCCTCTCATGACCTAAAATCCCAGAAGAAGCATAAACTATATGGCAGGATTTATAGATTATTTGGTTCGTTTGTGGAGTTCCGCAACCAAGTGGGTGAGGGCAAAAGTGGCTAAGAAAAAACAAGCAGAAGAAAGAAACGTACAGATTGTAATCTTTGGTATTATGCCATCTGGCGAGAGAGTTGATATTATTTCTGCTGGGCAGAACATTATTCTTCCATTTTCTGAAGCGGACACTGTGAGAAAATACATTACAGCCACATTGACCAAGGGGGAAAATATTGGATTTTCCTTTGACGTAGACGATCGTGAGATCGAGAAATTGAGTGTCTTTATTTCTTCAAGTATAACAAGCGTTACAATTGGGATTATGAAGATATAGTGTTGACATTGGTTGTTCTGTGTGATACAAAGGCCGCTAACAGGAGGATTGTCGTGGACAAATTGGAACGTAGAGATAGAATTCGTAATCTGATTAAGTCTCGTGGGAAGCTAGGAGCATTCGTTAGCTCTTGGAATGTCAGCAGATACAGACTAGCTAAACTGACTGATGACCTGCCCGATGGCGAGGTGTTTGATAAGTTCGTTAAAACGTTCTCTGTTGACCCTGGTGAATTTTGGGACGGTGATGATCTCGATAAGATTAGAGCCAGGACAGGGAACCGGGGCCGCCCCGTTGGGGCCAAGGTGCGCAAGACAAAGCTAGTTGAGATTATGCTTTCGTCTAACGACGATGACGACGACTACATTGATGACCTGGATCATTTCTTTTAGATTAAAGATCACGCAATCTAGATATTAGACCTCCTGCCGGGTGTTCCTTCCTGGTTGGGGGTCTTTTTTTGTGCTCTTGACTGTTTAACATTAATAATGTATGGTAATTTCGGAGGTTTAGGTAATGGCGAGTTCCACTGCGGACAAGAAAATTACTGAATTCATTAAAGACTTAAATTCTACAACTCCAAGAAAAAGAGCAAAAAGGGAAGATGGCGTAATCGCCATGTTGGAGTTGTTGGACCCACTTGAGCTAAATAACTTATGTGGGAACGACAAAGAATTCAGGTTAACCGTAGATGCAGAGAACCGCCGTGCCGTTCTCAAGGCACAACATCTTCTTCATCTTGTACTAGAAGAGATGATGTCAGAGGAAAGACTTGAATGCACGAATCTTGATGACCTGAGAAAGACAGCAGATGCTGCTGCAAAGATTTCCCAGCTTCTCAATAACAGGCCCACTGCCATTGCAGGGAAGCCTGACTTAGATGAATCAAGTGATGACGACATTACCAAGAAACCACATTCTTCACTTACCGATGATGAATTGGCAGTGATGATGAAGAGAGCCCAGGACAACAAGCAGAGGCTAGAAAAGAATATTGGTCCTGTTAGGTTACATAAGGATAAGTAGTGGCAGAGAAGAAAGTATTCAAACGCAAGGGTAGTTCTAGTTGGCTAAAAGATAGCCAATACTACAATCCTGCCAGGCTCAAGTTCGCCAACAAGAAGGAGCGCGAAGAGTTTATCGGACAAATGCTTCTTGAGGAATCCCTCATGGAGGAGAGTATGATCCGCCAGGCCAGGGTGGATCCCTGTGTATTCATTGAATACGTGATGAAGGACGATAGCCCTGATAGTGGGAACAGGAAGATTGAATTAGCCAAGTTCCAGAGGGATCAACTTATCCCACATTTTATGGACAATCCGAATGCCATTGCCGTGATCCCAAGAGAACACGGCAAGACCACAATCCTGATTGGTTTGATCCTGTGGTTGATCGGCAATAATCCAAACATTCGTGTGAAGCTGGTCTGTAACTCAGATGACAACGCAAAGAAGCGATTAGGTAAGATTGTTACCTACATGATGCACGATCCTGATTTTAAGAAAGTGTTTCCTGACATTAAGCCAGATCTCCGTGCCTCATGGACCAAAACAGCTATTACGGTGAAGCGTGACACAATTGCTGTAGACCCAACCATTGAGGCGTGTGCAGTTCTTTCTACGGCTACCGGTGGACGCGCTGACGTTCTGCTTGTAGACGATCCGGTTGATGCTAGAAATACCATCCAAAACCCAGCACTCCAGAAAACAGTTAAGTCTGTGTTCAAGAGTGTGTGGATGAATATTCTAGTGCCCAATGGAAAGATTTGGTATATTGCTACTCTTTGGAGCAAGGCAGATCTCACTCATGAACTGATGAAGAACAAGAGGTTCAAGACCCTCAAGATTGAGGTTGGGCCTGACTACCAGACAATTTGGGAAGATCGTTGGCCCAGAGAACGACTTGTTGAAAAGAGGGAGTCTATTGGCTCCGTTGAGTATGACAGAAACTTTAGACACCTTGTTGTATCAGATGAGGACAGAATTTTCTCTGACTATGTGTTGTCCAGACTTCCCAACGACAGACTTGGGATCGAGGATATACCAGATAGCTGGAGTAAGTTTGGGGGTATCGACCTCGCCATATCAAAGAGACTAGATTCAGCATACACAGTAATGTTTACAATTGCAGTAAACCCAGAGAATAATCACAGAGTTGTGTGTGAGATTGCTAGGGGGAGATACTCGTCCCCAGAGACAGCACAGATGATTGCTCGTCAATTCGACAAGTGGAAACACCAGATGATTTATCTTGAAACAAATGGTTACCAAAGAGCAATCAAAGAATGGATGGAAGTAGCTGGTTATAGTATTATCCCAATGAGGTCATTTTTCACTGGTGCCACCAGCAAAATGGACATTGCAACAGGTGTTAGCTCTATTGGTGTAGAGATGGAAAATGGCAATTGGGAAATACCTATGAAAAACCATGAAGAATCTGGTATGATAGGTGGAGATCAATGTCGATGTTCTTTCCATAAATATCTGACTGAATTGAGACATTATCCACTTTCTGAAACTACTGATATTGTTATGGCTTCTTGGCTTGCCCGGGAGGCAGCTAGGCGTTACCGGGGGGGATCATTCATTAGGGTTATAGGTGAGAGCGATCCAGAAGAGGATCATGTACCTGCGCCTAGACTGATTGACAGCATTGACAGCCACGGCCCGCTAGAGCGGTTAGGAATTTTTTAATGGGTTTTTTTGATAGAACCAATAAGCCATTGTCGGTTACTGCAAAGATCCTTCACAAAGAAGAGAAGGCTTCTGCGCAAACACCACTGGTGTCAACTAGTGCAGTAGATGTTAGCAGCTCCAGTGTTGACATTGATTTCCAATCTCTTCCCGACTTTTATTCAACATCTTGGGTTTATGTATCCGTTAGCAAAACTGCAAATTCATGCTCTTGTATCCCAATTAAGGTTTTCAACAAAGAGATCATCACGAGAGAGACTGAAACCAAGGATGCACAAGGGAATGTTGAAACAGTAAAGTTCGAAGAGGAAAGGATAAGCAGGGTCCACGGGGCAAGACTAGAGCGACTATGGAAAAAGGCCAACCCCAACATGAACGGCACAGACCTCATACGGGATCTTGTGTCCTACATGTTCTTGACCGGACAAGGGATGCTTGAGGTTGTCAGAGACGGGAACGATTCTCCATCTGAGCTATACATTATTGACCCCAGAAGAATGGAGCCGATTCCAGATCCCAAGACCAAGATCAAGGGGTGGAAATATACAGTCAACAATAAAACGATATTTCTTGATAAGAGGGACGTAATCCATATCCCATTTTTCCATCCAAGTAATAATTTCTGGGGGTACCCCACGTCTAAGACCGCCAAGCGCAGGGTACTGACAGATGAGAAGGCCCTTTTGTTTAGGGAGAGATTCTTTGACAATAACGCCCTTGTCACCGGAGTCCTTGAGACCGATCAGGAATTGACCGATCCTCAATACAAGCGAGTAGATAAGTTCTGGTCACAAACATATGCTGGTGTCCGTAATTCACATAAAGTAGCTATTCTTGAGGGGGGCTTAAAGTTCAAAGCCATCTCACACAAAGCTCAAGAGATGGAATACAATGCCGGTAGGGAGTTTCTCAGGGATGAGATTTTTGCCATTTACGGCATGTACCCTGCGGTTGTGGGGATGAGTAAGGGCTTGAGTTCTGGTGAGATCGAGCAGCAGTACAAGATGTATTACCAGGAAACAATTATGCCCATCATGAAGCTGATTGTATCCAAGATTAATGAGTTCTTCTTTGGTGATGCGCGATTTAACAATAGGCGGCAACAGCAGTTTGCTATGTTTGACTTTTCTGAGGTGCCCGCAATGCGCGGTGACATTGAGGCTGAGTCTCGCATGGCTGCTCGTTATGTGGATCGTGGAATTATGAAGATCAATGAAGCCAGGGCTTCGTTCCTGCATATGCCATCTGTTGAGTGGGGAGAGCATTTCTTCAAACCAATGAATCAGGAGCTTTGGGTCCCCGGTCAGACTCCCGTACAGGAAGGCGAGAACCCCAGTGGTGGACCGGGAACGTCCCCTGGCAACGATGGAACACAACCGGGGACAGAACCAGATCGAGGCCCCGGGGAAGACCCTGAAATTGATGTTGGTCAAACTTAATGATATTATGTGGACTTTTATGTATTGTCGTGATATATTCTTTTTAGACTTTTAAGGAGGGTGGGTTTTGGATATTACTATTCCCTTTAGTACAGAAACTCTAGGTAAGGACATTCTAGGTGATTTTAATATTGATGGGAAAGGTATGTTCTTTGCTCCCATCCAGAAAGCACTAGGAGATAACAGTACCGGCACGGTAGTTAGGGGCATGGCCTCTACGTCAGATGAAGATAGGACTGGAGATATTGTCCTACCGGATGCGTTCCGGTCTTCCATTGAATTCTTCATGAGCAACAATCCCCTGATGTTTCTTAACCATAATTGGGACGCACCAATTGGTAGAGTTACGTCGGCAGAGATTACCTCGTCTGGGTTGGCAATTGTAGGTAAGTTGGACGATGCCGCTGACAATCCAGAGGCAAAGCGTGCGGCAGGGTATGTGGACCGTAACCTGTTGAATGCGTTTAGTATTGGGTTCAGGATTCTGGATTTTGATTTCCGTATGGATCCACATGACGAGTTTTCGATTGTGGGCATGATCATCAAGGATCTTGAGTTGCTTGAGGTTTCTCTTGTAACCATCCCTGCTAACCGCAATGCGACGACAAACTCTTTCAAGATGTTTGGGCAGGTTGGTAGCGACCTCCAAGCCAGGAAGATGGCAGAGCACAAGAAGAATCTTGAACACAACGAGACCAAGAATCTAGTTGTAGAGATTGAGGAGATCCAAAATATTACTACAGAGACTAAAGAGATCGAGGAAAATTCCCCCAGGGGGGTTGCCGAGATCAAATCTGATTTGTATGGCATTCTTTGTGATGATGACTTTGGGACGCTTGAGGAAGACGAGGAGCTTTCGCGGGCAGTAAAGTATTCAGAGCTGGCCCTTGAGCTAGACAGTTCCGGTCTGCATTGCCCCCACTACAGGAAACATACGAAGATGGAGATCAAGGAGATTCTTGACGGTAAGCGCTATGAGTTCCAACTCTTTTTCGCAGATGACGAAGAGGTTATGGTTTGGGAGAATACTTCCAATGAGATTCATAAGCTCAATGAAATGCCGAGAATGATCAAGAATCACATCAAGTCTACGGATACCTACAACAAGCTATCCGAGATTAATACACTAGTTAAATGGTTTAATAATTGTAATGCACTTGACAATACCGAAATTGAAGTGCATAATGTTGATAATTCTTTGGAAGACGAAACTACCGAGAACGTAGTCAAGTCGCCTGAAACCGAGAAGGTTGAAGTTCCATCCAAGAATACCGGTGGTGAAAGTGCGAAACTGGAACTGGCCGTAGCAATCAAGGGTGTGCTGGACAAGCTAGATAGCATTGAGAAGGCACAAAAGGGACGAGATACCCAGGTAAACGTGCTGATTGAAAGAGCAATCAGCCAAGCTAAACTTTCAGGAGATTTGTAAATGTCTGACGAGAATGTTGTCACTATTGATGACCAGCTTGTCGAGGCCGTTAAGGACATTAATGCTAGGTTGAAGGGACTTGAGACCGGTGCGGTTGAGAGTCGAGAAGCTGAGATTAATGCTGCTGTGCAGAAGGCTATTGCCGATCATGCAGAGCGGACCACTGCGACCCGCAAGACTGAGGATGAGGTTGAGTTTCAGGCCACTCAGGCCAAGGCTAGTTACAAGAGCTTTGTTAATTCGAGAACTGCTAAGGGATCTGACAACGAAGAGGCGCAGCGTCTTAATGATGAGCTGCTTCTTATGTCCAAGATCACCCAGCGTCCGGTCCAGTCCCTCAAGGGATTCGGTGAGTTTAATGCTCTAATGAAGACCTTGTATACGTCCAACACGGGCGGCGGCGAAGAGTATATTCCTACCCTTCTGTCCAACCGTCTTGCTGAGAAAGTGCGTCTTGAGCTGCGGGTTGCCGCGCTTTTTGATGACTTTGTTATGCCTTCGCAGCCCTTCGATTGGCCGCTGGAAGGTTCCGATTCTTCGGCGTACCTCGTCGGTGAGTCTACCAGCGTAATTGTTGGTGCTACTGTTATTGCTAATTCGGATCCTGGCACCGCCAAGGTCCAGTTCTCTGCTGTGAAGCTCGGTTCCAAGACAATCTTCTCTGCCGAGGTTGATGAGGATTCTTTGATCCCCATTATGCCGTATGTTGAGAAGAAGATTGCTCAGGCCATGGCTAACGCCGTGGAAGATGCGATTATCAACGGTGATACTGCTGGCACACATCAGGACTCTGATGTTCTGTCTGCTGCCGATCATCGGAAGGCTTGGGATGGTTTGCGCAAGCTGACCAACGCTGGTGCGAAGGTGGCTCTTACTACTTTCAGTGAGACCAACCTCCGAAGCATCCGTGGCAAGATGGGCAAGTACGGCGTCAATCCCCGTGATCTTGTGTACATTGTGTCGCCTGCTGGATACAACAAGTTCCTTGATCTGGATGACGTGACTACTCTGGATAAGTATGGTCCCCAGGCGGTTGTGATTACTGGCGAGCTTGCTAAGTTTGACGGTATTCCTATCATGATCTCTGAGTTTGTGCGCGAGAACCTCAATGTGACTGGCGTGTATGACGGTATTACCGTTAACAATACTCAGGCGATTCTGGCCCGACCCGATCAGTTCCTTATTGGACGGAGGCGTCAGCTTACCGTTCAGTCCGAGAAGCTGATTGAGGAGGATCAGGTCAAGGTTGTGGCTCATGATCGGCTGCACTTCCGCCATATCAACGAGACGCCTACTGCGTCTAACTTCGTTGGTTTGGGCAATGACGTGGCTGTCTAAGTAGTCTAGGTTTTACTCTAACAGGAAGGCGGGGTGTTATTGCCCCGCCTTTCTTTTTGTGGTATGGTAATCTTGATTATTTAGGAGGTAATCCGTAATGCCGAAATATGGACATTTGGTTCGCTGTACTGCTGATTGTGAGAATTACGTTAAGGATGCCGATTACACTGTGGGGTTGAACATTACAGAGCATGAGGCAAATCGAGTCTTTTCTGAACACCCTAAGTGCTGGACGGTGTTGAGGTTTAATTCTAAATTTAAGGATAAGAACCCAAAGCCAAAGTCCAAGGCAAGCAAAGAGAAAGTTGAGGATACCGTGGACGAGCCCGTGCAGTCTGATGTTGCCGATGTAACGGAGCAGATTGAGATTCCAGAGGTAAAGACTACTGGCCTGAAAAGCCCCGGTAAGACGTATAAGCCAGCGTGGTCAAGCCACAATCTATCTGACAAGGACGATTAATGTCTCTTACCTTTGTAACCATTCAGGATTTAAGGCTCCATTCTGGGCTGACCGTTGGTGATTCCAGCAATGACACATTGCTGACGGACTATGCAGAATCATCTGAGGCTGAAATCCTCAATATGGTCCCAAGGTTCAAGGGCAGGATCTGGAATCAGCCGCTGTTTGTTGCGGCAGAGACACATGATCACCAGCCCAATGATATGTCGCCGGATGATTCTATTGTCCTGAAACATTATCCCGTGGCTTCTGTGGCGGGTGTCACCGATCTGAGCACTAACCTGCCCGTGAACACTGGTAGCTATTTTGTTAGGCCAGATGAAGGCATGGTGACATTCTTTCCCACTGACATTGATGTTGTGCTGGATACTATTTCTCCGGGGTTGAACACATCTCGTTTCCGCCCTGGCCTGGCGAGGGGCAAGCGTAAGTATACGATTTCATACACTGTTCCTGCCATGGAGACACCGGCAGACCTAAAAGGACTTGTGCTTAGGAATGCCAGGAATGAGTTTTTAGCTAAGGGTATTCCTGCCAATGTTCGATCCATCAAGGTTGGTGACATGGAGGTTGAGAACGAGCCCTCTGGCCGTAGGCAGGCGTATTTTACTGATTCTGAATTCAATGTGATCAGAAGGTATATGGACTTTTATAGACATTCTACTGCGTTGTAACCATGTTAGAACTTCCAATCCCAGATTTTTTCCGAGTGAGTATACCCTTTACGGTATATAGGAAAACCGACTTCACATTGGATAGTGGAGGAGGCATTGCCGTTATTGGCGCTGGCCTGACCAGGCAACCGGATTCTCCGGCAAAGCAGTTGACCATTATGACGGGTGGTGGCGTGGGTGATTTCCCTGTTGATCTAACGTTTACTGGCACAGACGAAGACAATGTAGGTATCGTAGAAACGGTTACGTTTACGGACAATGGATTCAAGATTACCAGCAAGGTATTTAAGACAGTAACATCTATTGGCACAGTGGTGCCTGGTGGGTATTCGGATTCGGCTACGTTTACGATCCAGGCAAGAGCCAGAGGGAATGAGCCAATCTTTTCAAAGGTTGCAGTAAAGGCTGGGTTTAATCCAAGTTTCCAGCCAACTACAAATTTGATTGACAAGATTAGATATCCCACTTCCGGCATGGAAGAAGAAGCGCACTCTGAGATCTACTTTAATAGAGATGAGTTCACTCCTATTTTGAGGGATATTTTTTCTAGTTCAGATTTGGGTGATTGGGAGGTTATTCATATTGCAACTTGGTTGCAAAGCCATTATAAACTTAGAGCAAAGAGGTTGTAAAAATCCCGCTCGGAGGATAGATGTCAAGAAACGTCGATAAATATCTCAAGAGAGTCAAGAACAATAACGACAGAGAGAAGTTGCTCAGAGAGTCGATCTTGTTGTCTGGTTATTTCAATGTTAATGATCTTGAGATTGACGATCATTTGAATTTCTGTATTGATATGACGTTCAATCCAAAATCCACAAGCTATGCAGAAGCGTTGATCACATCAGACATTGATACTGTAATTGGCAAGATCGTGTGTCAGATTCTTGACATCATGATTGTTTCGTCAAGGCTATTCCCAAAACTCAAGTACAGGTACGAAGCCTTCAAGGTGGCTGTAAACTACCACTCAGACGCCCCCGGTGAGTCGTGGCAGCTAGGCTTCTGGACACACAGGGATGCAATCTTGAAGATCAAGTTATCGAGGGAGTTCAAGGAACACGGGATCAAGAACAAAGAGGTTATCACCTCCTGGCTAAAACAGACCAACATGAGTACATACAAAGAACCTGTAGCACAGGAAATGTTGGCATGAATGTAATTTGTATTCTTTATGATTCTCTCAGACAAGATTGTGTACAAAGATGCCCATCTTTTGTGGAACTAAAGTCAAGAAGCCTGTATGTCTCAGACATTATGGCTGCATCTACTTGGACCAAGACATCCATAGCATCAATTTTCGCGGCAGCATATCCGGTAGAACACGGTGTGTATTATGAGAATAGCGTGTTCCCCGATCAGGAGACATGGCTTCATAAGCTCAAATACTCACTGAGTACGAAAACTACTGGTATTAGCTCTAACCCGTGGATCATGGAAAAGTTTGGATTCAGCAAGTTATTTGATAATTTCAAGTATGTGAACTGGGATCCTCACAGTCCAACGATTGGTTCAGAGAAATGCTGTGATACAAAAATATACAGCATGCTGAAAAAGATGTTCAGTGAGCACACATCTAACAACTTTGTATATACTCATATGATGAGGACGCACCAGCCATATCATGCCAATTCTTATTGGGCGGGAGTTCAGGCTTGTGGTCAGCAAGTCCTTGATTTCATTGACTTTATTGACAATGGCCCCAATGCGGACAACACAGTTGTCATGGTCGTGTCTGACCATGGTGAATCACTAGGTGAGAACGGGTTCAATTTTCATTCAGATAGTGTACAGCACGTAGAGGCGAAGGTTCCCATGTTCCTGTACAGCAAGGGATCCGCCCAAAGTATGGGGACAGTGATGGATGAGTTTGTTGGGTCCAATGTTGATATTGGTCCTACCATTCTTGACATCTTTGGCCTGGGCGAAGACGTATTAGAGTCCTTTCTTCCTGGTATCAGTGTATTTGACAATCCAGATCCAAATAGAATCAGGATCATTGAGTCACATGCGAGAGGCAAGACGGGCATGGGGAGGAAAACCGCCATTGTCCAGGGGAATAAAAAGACAGTATTTCACGGCGACAAGCTAGAGTATGTTTGTGACCCACACACAGAAGCCAGGATAAAATCAATAGGATCAACTAGTGCTATTGCAACTGAGATCTTTATGGGGTATAAGGATCATGAAGTAGATGTTTTCAACTCGCTTCCGCAAGAAGATGTGGACCAGATTAAAGTTGAAAACAGCATGAAAGAATTAGGATATCTGTAATTCTCAATGAGGCCGTCAGGTCCGAGGACGCAATGAAAGAAACTACTGTTAGCGTAATTATCCCCACATATAATCTGATTTCTTGTTTGTCCGACTGTGTTGAATCAGTTAGGGCACTTTCTGATTGCAAGATCCAGCTCATTGTAGTGGACAATGCACCCGATGACGAGGGAACAAAGGCATGGTGTGAGTCGTTTGGTGACATTGAATATTACAGGAACACAGTCAATAATTTTCCGTCCGCGATCAATCTTGGGATGGAACATGCTGTTGGTGATTACATTGTCTGGCTGAATAATGACACTATCGTTTGTCCTCATTGGGACTCTCGTTTGATTGAAGCCTTCGCAGGGGGAGAGGCCGCATATCAGATTGAGGTAGGTGCCGTGGGTCCTATTTCAACCACAGTTGGCGGGCCACAAAGAGAAGAGAATCTTGCCTATACAGCAGATGGATATGAGAAGTTTACAGAGGAAATCTATCAAGCACGCAAGGGTGCATATGAGATGAGTGGATTCCTCACAGGGTTTTGTCTCATGGTCAAGGCATCTGCCGCCAAGAAAGTAGGGAAGCTAGATGAAGATTTTGGCATTGATGCACACGGTGGTTTTGAGGACAATGATTATATCACCAGACTTATTCATTCTGGCTACACAGCTATTATTCATCGAGGGGTATTCATCCATCACCAGATGAGTAGAACATTCCGCAAGTTCTTTCCAGAGGACAAAGTGGGGATGGTTAATAAGTCCAGGTTCTACAGAAAATGGAAGGAGATCAATAAGCAGCACAATAAGCTAGCTGTTTGCTATCGTGTTCGTATCCCCAATGACAGACACATGGATTACTTTGAGAGATCTCTTAGTAAGTGTGCATCATTCGCTGATGGTATCGCAATCTTCAACGATCACTCTACTGTAGATAATTTTCACGACAAGGTGAAAGCTGCATGTGGTCCGTGTGAAGTTGTGATCCACGACAAAGAAGGTGATCTATTCAATGAACGTGATGATAGGAATCAGAACATTGATTTGGCTAAGTCTGCGTTCAATCCTGATTGGTTGATTACCCTGGATCATGATGAGATTTTCGAGGATGCCGTAACCCGTCAGTCCTTGGAGAAGCTCATGAACTTCCCTGATCCTGTCATTAAGTCTTATGGATTTCATTTCTGTACTTTCCATAATGATGAAAATAAGTTCCGTAAAGATGGTACTATGGGGAACATGGCTGGGTACAGGATGTGGAGGAACGTACCAGGCAGGAAGATCATTCGTGGGAACAAGATTGGCTTGCACTGCGGCAATCATCCTGAATTCTCTAACCTTGAGAGATCATTCACTAATTTCAGAATCAAGCACTTGGGATACGTTGACAAGGTACAGGACAGAGAGAGGAAGAAAGATTACTACAATAGTCTTGACACAGACAAGAAGGTCAATCTGATTGGCGCTGACAATTATGACCATGTGGCAGATGAGAGCACTCTGAGATTGTACACCTACAAAGAGAACAACGGCGCTGCGCTTGTCCTGATGGTAAAGAACGAGGAGGACTATATTTCTGAGCTGCTAAATCGGCACGGCGCCATGTTCCCAGAGATCATTGTTGTTGATACTGGATCCACCGATCACACTGTTGAACTTTGTAAGTATTTCACAGACAAAGTATATCTATTCAACAAAGAGACCAGGCCGCAGTATTTTGACGAAGATGGAACATTGATGGACCTCTCTGCCCCCAGGAATTTCGGATTAGATCAGGTCACAGAGGAATGGGCCGTAATTCTTGATGCAGATGAATATATCCATAACCCATTGGTAGTTCGTCACATGATGGATGAGAACACAATTGATGCCTATCAGCACCAGATTAAGAACCTCCAGAGGAACGGTCACTATACCATCTCAGAGTCCATCAGGACCGTCAGGATGAGTTCCAAGCTGCGTTGGACGGGTAGGGTACACGAGACAATCGACAAGAAGACAAGCCCCAATTCTGTTGTCACCATCCCCCATGGGCTTGATCATATTCATACTGGATTCCTCAAGTCACAAGAGAAGGTCCATGCCAAACTTGAACATTACTCAAAGTTGCTACGGGCCGACCTACAGGACAACGCAAACAATGCCAAGGCTCACTACGCCATAGGCGCACACTTCATGAACAAAGATAGATGGATTGAGTGTGAGGCTGCGTTCACAATTGCCTGCAATCTAGAGAAGACTTTTTACCCACCTCGTAGGGATCTTTGTTATTACTACATGAGGAAGGGCGCGACACTAATGCAGCAGACACTTGAGTTCCTCCCACAAGACCATACGTTCCGCCCACATGCACAGAAAGTTCTAGATTTTGTTAGAGAGAACTGTGGTGTGTTAAAGGTTGGGAATCCTGATTTGAGCGACAATACGGATGTTTTGGAATACCACAAGATTATGAACAAAATGTTTGCTGATGACAACTACAAGGATATTGTGAAATCTACAGGATTGACAGACCTGTAAGGATAATGTAGAGTTTAATCATGGCAGATATATTTGGATTCAGCAATGTTAAGGGGACAAGCAATAAGAACATTATTACTGCCGGTGACAGTAATTCGGTAATGCAGATACAGGTAGACTTTAGCGAGATTACACAGCTCTTTGCTATCTATAATGAGAATGGAACAATTGCCAGAGGAGCCAGGGCGGCAATTAATCGAGCATTCAAAAAGATGGCAACCACTACACGTACAAGATTGAAGGCAAATACCAACAAGAATAAGTTTGACAACAGGAGAAGTGGACGAAATCTTACATTTAGGCGCAAGGTGATTGTCCCCTATGCAGCAAGGACCGCCAAGGATAGGTCTCACATTACCAGCGGGAATCCACAACTGATAAATAGATTCAATAGTGACATGACTAAGGGCGTTGATATCACCCAACCAACCGATCCAGACAAGAACAAGATTACGGTTCAGATTGGATGGGATCCAAAAGCGACGAGAGTGGGGAATAATCGAGTAGATCTTCGCCATATCCCGGGGGTCATTACCGGTAAACGATTCTCTGTTCCTCGTGACGTATTGACTCTTACTTTGAACGAGGTTGAAAAGAACTTTGATGATATACTCAACAAAGAGATGAATAATTTTATTAGTTCAGATTCGATCAGCCCATTCTCTGCCACAGGCAAGGGGGCCTCTTTGTCTGTTGGCCTCAATGATCTTGGATTCCAGGCAGCCCAGGGAATTGGTGACTTTATTTCGGGTGTGTAATTATGGATAGAGTATTTGATGTAGTCACGACTTCCTTGATGAACGATACATCTGTTACGGATATCGTTGGCTCTAGGATCAGCATGGGACATATTGCAACATTGTCTGAACCTCAGTTCCCATTGGTCACACTTGAGTTTGAGGTACGCGGTGATGTGTTGGTCCCTGGTGCCGTGGTCAGGCCACCCATCCAGATTTCGTCCTGGTCCCTCCGCAGCTTTACGGAAGCGGCAAAGATACTGAGACTGATTGAGAAGAACTTTATTGACAATATGCCCATCCAGAATGATGACTTGAACATTACTCTGTCGGTATTGGGCACACCCACATTCGCTGCATTTTCGGAGGGCGAGAGCGAACCTAGATCATACAGTGGTATCCAGTCTTATGACTTGAGTGTTTGTTTCAAGTAAGAGAGGACTTTATGTCTGAGAACAGTAGCAAGAACAATAGAGGCAAACCCAGGCAAGAAGAGATTGCCAGTATGCCATTTGACAAGCGATGGGAGTGTACTAGGTGCAGTAAACTTCTTGCGTTTGTTGGGTCTGAGGATGAGAATTATCTTAGGATCAAGTACAAGGATCTTTATGTCCACACCTACAAGCCTCACCATATTGGGGTGAACTGTGTGCAATGTGGGCATTATAACGAGATTTCTCAAGAGAATTTTGGGGAGAGATATTCTTTCGACATTAAAGATGATGGTGTCCATTTCTTTGATTCCAAGTGTGAATTTGACAAGCAGGTCTTCACCCAGGAAAACATTGATGATTTTTATATCTTGCTTCAACAGCTATAAGATGCTATATTATTTCTGATTGTGCTTACTTTAAGGGGGTGATTTCTTGGCACTTAATGTTCCTAGTGGAAATGTAAAAAATGTTTCCTTCGGTCCTGGCGTTCTGTTTATTGGCGCTCCTGGTTCTACGCCTACTACAGACGTTGGGTATGTTCGTGGGTCGCAGCTTTCGTTTGCCCGAACTCCTCTTGATCTGAATCAGGGTATGCCTGATACGCTTATCAAGCGCTGGATTACGGCTGAACAGGCTACTCTTACCTTTACTGGTCTTGAGTTGACTCTTGCTAACCTCAAAGACGCCCTTGGCGCTGGCGAGATTAGTGGAACTAACCTTGGACTCGGTGGAGATCTGAATACTGAGGAAAGAGCGGTTATGCTTCGGCATAGCACTCAGGCAGGTTATACTATTTTCGTAGACTTCTACTTTGCCACTCGCGAGGGTGACTTTAGTATGTCTTTCGAGAATGACTTCCTTGAGCTTCCTTTTGGCTTCCGGGCGCTGGAGACAGCAACCGATTGGGCCGGGGCTGCGCTTTCTGAGCAACAGAGGCTGTTCCGCATTCGTCGTTTGGTCTAATTTCTATTCACTCTGAGGAGGGATAACTCCCGTGGATAACACTATCGTCACAGAAGAAGATGTCGTTAAAGATAACCCTCTTGCCAAGGAGCAGGAGATTTATTTTAGTATTCCTGAAACCATCAAGACAATTGATGGCGACCCCAAGAAGGTCAAATATCCTATCTCTTGGAGGAAACAAGAGAACATTGTAAAGATCTTTGCTAGTGCGGTTCAGAAGAACCCATTCCCTAGCAACATGACAAACATTGGTGAGGTTGTAAACTTTGCCGTCAAAACCCTTGGAGATGTCAGTGGCGACGTTACTGCCATTTGCGCCATTATCCTTGACGAGTCTGAGGATTGGGTAATGGACAAGCTGGAGTTCGAGACAGTGATGGAGGTAGTCGTCCCTTTTGTCGTAAAAATATTCTCGACCGTGAACAAGACAGTTCTGAGCGGGACGAAGCAGAAGACAGGATCAAAGCTAGTGAACGCCATGCGCAAGTAAGTCAATATGCTATCACTAGATTTATTCACACTTTCATGTATAATTACAAGGGGTGGACTGTAGATACTGTACTGGACACACCCAAGGAGGTTTTGGATAGATTGTATATTTCCATTGCTAGATCGAACTTTGAAGAATCGTATGAACGGGCCTCTATGGCAGGTGCCAAGCAGGACTCCCTTAGTAATATGAGAAGGAAGTTTGATAATGCCATCTATAAATTGGAGGGCAAATCCGGGGATCAGGTAGAATCACAGATTGACCCAATGAAGCAGATTGATCAAATGAATGCACAAATGGCAATGCTTGGAGGAGGACAATTTATTCCCGTAGTGGATGTTAAATCTGAATAGGGGATGAGTTAAGTGCCAGGACTTAGAGAATTTGCAATTACGCTGACTGCCGATGTCGGCGGGATGGTTCGCGGGATCAAGAGGGGGACTGAGGCATTTGATGCCTTTGGCTTTGAAACTCGCCTTGTTTTAAGGACCATCGGGACAGCAATTACGGCTCTTGGCGCTGGTATCTCTACATTTGTTGCATTTGGTGTTAATGAGTTTAAGAAGTTCGAGAAAGAACTCAATAACTTTACTACTCTTCTTTTTGACGATGCCTCTACAGCAACAAATGAGATTACTCAACTAACAGAAGAGTACACAAAAGCAATTCTCGATCTTTCTGTCGCATCTGGAAAGACTGCCGTAGACCTCGCAAGAGGTTTGTATGATGTTATTTCTGCTGGTTCACAAAGCATTACAGATTCGTCACAAGCAATTGAAGTTCTTACGGTTGCCACACAGTTGTCGGTTGCTGGTCTTTCTAGTGTAGAAACTGCCGCAGATGGTGTAACCACAATCATGAATGCCTACGCTACCTCTAATGTTAGCGCAGCGGAGGCAGCGGATTTCCTGTCAAATACGGTAATTCGTGGAAAGACACGCCTGGACGAATTGAATGGGAGTATGGGTCGCCTAGCGCCTCTCGCATCACAGGTCGGTATTTCCCTCAGAGACCTTTCTATTATTTTAGCCCAGACAACTCGCTCGGGACTCAAGACAGACGAAGCTATCACTTCAATCCGTGGCATTATGCGCTCCTTTATTAAGCCAACGGCTCAAGTTAGAGAAGCAGCAAAACTTCTAGCCATACAGTTGGACGATAGTTCATTTTCCATTGACGTTAATGCCATTAGAACAAAGGGCCTTGTTGGCATTCTTGGTCAGTTGGCTACTCGGTATCGTAGTCTTACGGGCAAGGACCAGGCTGATTTTGTTAATCAGTTGGGTGAGATTTTCCCTCGTATCCGTGGTCTTTCTGGAGGTATCGCATCTCTTACTCAGTTTCTTACTGGTTTTGGTACTGAGCTTGAGCTTGATATTGAGGCCGCAGAAAGAACCGGTACTGCGCTCAAGCAGTTTGAGGACCAGACAGATACACTTGCCTTTGCTACGGATAGACTAAGTAGCTCCATTGCCGCTCTTGCTATTCAATCTGTAGATGGCGCCCTTACTCCAGCTCTCAAGCTTATTACAAATTCATTCACATTTCTCCTTGAGGTTCTGAGAGACATCCCTATTTTGGGAGACTTGATTGCTTTGTTTGCTGGCATTATTGGCCCCATTGTTACAGCAACTGGTGCTATTATCCTTTTTGCTGCCGAAATAGCAATCTTGGATAAGTTTATTCTCCCACTTTTTATTGCACAGATGACAAGGATGGGGATTTCTGTTGGATTGCTCACTCTCGCCACCAATGCTTCCACCTTGGCGCTCAGTCTTTTTGCCGGGGCAGTGAAGACTGGCATCCTTCGTCTCTTTGGGACGCTCCCCACATTCGCGGCCTTTGCTGCTGCTGCGTTCCTTGGCGTAAAGGCCCTCGGCGCCTTGTTGGATGTATTTGTTGAGTCGAAGGACGTTCTCACCGAAGAAGAGAAGTCTGTTATTTCGATTTCAGAAAATATCAGAGACAATGTCCAGAGGATCAAGGACTTAGAGGAGGCGAAGAAATCGGCCCTGCTTTCATCCGAAGAGAAGATAAACCTTGATACTAGAATTAAAAATCTAACCGAAGGAATAACAAAGGCTCAGTTGGATCTAAACGAGGCAATTGAGGCGACTCCGGCAGCCAAAGCCAAACAGCTATTTGAGGATCTTACTGAGACTTTTAATCTAATTAACAATCTTGGAGAAACCAAAGGCGATGGGTTCTTCGCCCAACTAAAAGATGCCTTTACTGGCTTCCCCGAACAGCTCAAAGGTTTGTTTGAGCTATTCAAGATTTCTGGAGTTACGCTTGACGTGACCGAGGCTCTTGCAAAGGTTGAGGCAGACAGAGCCGCTGCTAGAAAGAAATTCAATGAACTGGAAGCTATTGCGTTTGTTGAGTCCGCAACCTTTAGAGAGGAGGAACTTGAAGACATAACAAACGCCCTGAGACTTGATGCTGAAAAACTTGAGGCACAGAAAGACGCGCTAGGTGCATCCGATCTAAGACTTGAGGCTCTTAACAAAGAAATTGATTTGGCTAAGGCTCTTGCGAAGGATAAGAAGAAGTCAGAATTTGATCTTGCAAAGCTCGAACAGGATAGGGCAAAGGAGGAAACCAAACGAGCTGAGATAGTACGCAAACTAAATTCTGAGATTGCTCAATCCAATGCCGCCATTCTTGCATCAAAGGCAGAGGAGTTTGCGATCAATGTTGGCATCCTCCAGCAGCAGGCAGAGAAGACACTCTCGCTTGAGGATGACCGGATTGCCCAAATTGGTTTGGTTCTTTCTATCGATGCCGAGATTGATGCGAGAGAGGCCGCGCTTGTTGCTCTTAGGGCATCTGTTAAGGAAGAGAGGGCGCTTGCCCAAGACGCAAAACTAACAGAACAGGCGACACAGGCTAGAGTTGGCGCCATCCAGGCAAATATTAATAAATCAAAAGCAGAAATCGAAGCCCTAAAAGAGAAGAAGAGACTAGAACTAGAAACACTAGAGATTCTGAGGGATAGAAACAGAGAGCTAGAGCTTTCCAGAGAAAAACGCCTTGCAGAGATCGATGTTGACAGGATCAGGTTAGATATTGCCTCTAAGATTACAGGCGTAGAGGAAGAACAAAAACAAATTGAGATTGAGTTAACAAAACTAGTTGCCGAAGAGTTACGACTCAGGAATGATCTTCTGGATTCAGAGTTTACTGACGTAAAAGGGAACGAAGTAAAGACCAGAGAACTACAGTTCCAAAGAGATGCTCTTATCGCACAAGCAGAAGCAGCCGATAAGTTAGTTGGACTCCTTACTCGATCTTCTTTCCAGCGTGGGTTGCAGAACATCTCTGATGCGATCAAGAATGCTAAGTTTGATTTTGAGGATCTTGCAGATCTTGTCATTGGCTTTGCTGGTGACATCAAGGGTGAGTTGACTAGCTCTCTTGAGGGCTTAATATCTGATGCTATTTTTAGTCCAGAGGCCAGACGCGCAATTAAGTCTGAGTTTGACCAGACCATGCGTGATCTCAGGACTAGTCATGCCGAAACACTGACTGAGATTGCCAAGCAAAGAGCCGCCGATCTTGCAAACCTCCAAGAGGTAGAAGCCGCAAAGCGGCTTGAGATTGGACAGACCCTTGGCCTTCAAAGAGAGGAACTTCGCAAGGAACTCCTTGGTGAAAGAGGAGAACGCATTGAGGCATTCCGCGATGAGAAGGACGACCTCAAAGATGCACTAAATGACGGGATCGAAGAGAGAAGAGAAGCGTTTAACAGAGAGATTACAGAACTCAATCGACAGCTTGCCGAAAAGGAGATCAAAGAGGAGGATTTCAACAAGAAGGTTGCAGAACAGAAACGAGAACTGGCACAGGACATTCTCGATATTGAGTCTGATAATGCAAAAGATTTACTTGACGCCAGAGAGACATTCAATAACGATATTGTTTCTTTGGACGAGGATAGAGAACAACAGCTTGCCGCCCAGCGAGCAGAGTTTGCAGCCGAACTTGAAACACAGTTTTCGGAGTTCGTTGGGGCAAGGGCAGATATTGAAGATACGTTCAGGTCTGATCTTCTGACTTCTCAGGAACAATTCCGCACAGACGTTGCACAAGCAATGATGGATCTACAATCCGCTCTTGAGGAGCAGGGAGACCCCATTGCTAATTTCTTTGATAATTTGTTTGCTGGCATCATTGGTAATTTTACTAGCCTACTTGCCCAGATTGGGGGCGGTCTTATTACTCAGGGGTTTGGTGCTCTTGCTAGTGCCATCGCCCCGGGCGCAGTCAGCGCCTTTACCACGGCTGTTGAGGGGACCGCGATTGGCGATGCGCTAGTTACTGGGGCAGGAGCCGCCGCAGCGACTACACTCTCTACTACAACTGCGGCAGGAGCCGCCGCAGCGGGCGGGGGTGGACTGGCGGCATTTGATGTGGCTGCCCCCGCCAGCTTAGGTGCCCTGGGGACAGCCGCCATTGCAGCTATCCCCTTTGTCGTTGCCATTGTTGGCCCTATCATTGCAGAGGCTCTTGGTTTTGGTGTCCCAACAAGAGAAGAAGAGATTGAGGCTCAAGTTGCTGCTGGTTCTAAGGTTGTTATTGGTCAGTTTTTCGACCTGTTCTCTGACGCATTTGAATCACAAGATCTTAGTTTGTTTGACTTTGGTGAGGGGTTTGGGCCTACCGCTGCACCCACCTCCACTAACAACAGGACTGGACAAACATTCGATATTGGTCCCAGTATTGATAATCCACTAGATATTCTTATCAATTCCATTTCCCCCAGCTCTGCTGGTGCGGGTGGCCTTCGTGGCTCCGAGCAGGCCATTCAGGAATTGTTCTTTGGACCCAACTTTGAGAAAGGCCTAGAGCTTTCAATCGGTGTACCTATTAATAATATCGCTGGTGATATTTCAAGAACACTTGAAGCTATC